TTCAGATGTCGAAGTGTTCGACGATTCGAGTAAGAAATAGGCACATTATGTGGTGGTGTCGAGCTTGACAAACTACCACACCTAGTATACACTCCGTGTCAAGGGTGCCGGTATGATTCTTAATGATAACGAAGTTAATACGAGATTAGAGTCACCACTCAATTTACTTAATAGATTGAATCGTGTTACTAGTAAGTCTACAGGTATGGAACTGTTTAAATCATCTACGAGTGATGATGAGAGTTTAGCCGTATTTGATTCGGCATCATTAACTACTGACAAGATCGACGAATTAGTCGAAGATAGTGCGAAGAAGATCAAACTGGGAATCGTGAAGTCGCGAGCATTGAATGTTCTGCATGATTCACTTGGCGAGATTGAACGACGAATTGGCGAAGTTGAGAAGGTTCGAGATTTAGCTACAATCGCAAAGACGGCTAATGATATTCTTGCTGAAGACAATAAGAAACAACAGATTGGTCAACAGGTAATTGTATACAAACCAATTGTTAATGATATTGCTAAGTATGAAACTTTGGTTGTTAATGAGTAGGATCTAAATGATAATCCTCGAACAAGGTCAAGTACTAGATTCATTTGATGCTTTTGCTATTGATAATGTAGCTGGAACTGTCTATGCATTACCAGCACAAGCAGTTCTAGTTACTTGGCAAACTTCATTTGGATCAGCACCAGTTGCAATTAATATCATCATTGAGACATCACTTGACAATGTATCATGGAGTACAGTAGCAACTACTACTGATACAGGTGGAGAGACTGGATCATTCAATACATCAGCCATATTTATTCGATCAAGTATTGTAAGTCATACTGGTGGGGACACTGTAACAGTTCAACTAGTTAGTAAGACGGCTCTACTTGGAATCATTGATCCACAAATTGTAACAGATGGTAGCTTAGTTATCTTTAGTGGAACATCCGGATCACAGTTCGGTGAACTTCCTTTTAGTGGAGTTGTTACAGAATTTCTAAATGGCACTGGTGCATTCAGTGAACCATTTGATCAGGAATTAAATACAACTGATGATGTTGTGTTCAATAGTGTAACATCAGCATTTGTATCTAGTGATGCTAGTGCAGGATTAACACAAGATGTAACAACTGGAGCATTAGTTGGAAAGACAATGACATTTAAGGATGGAATCTTAACTGGATTTGCTTAATCAGACCAATGATAGATGTGCGAGTTCTATTAGCTCTAATTGGTTCGCTACTAACATTAACAATATTCTTACTAGGCACAGCTTTTAAGCTAGGTCATGTGGCTGCAAGAGTAGAAGAACTAGAGAAGTGGCGAACTGGTATTCGTGCTGATATGCACGAGATATCAGATAAGATTGATAAGTTAGGTAATCAGATTACTAGTTTAACAACAATGTTAGAAGAACGAACTGAACGACGAGTTGAACACAGATGATTCAAATTAATTGTAATGTGAGTGGAACTAGTGATCCAATCGTTCTTCAATTAGAAGATGGACATTCATTTACTGGTGTGTATGAGAATAGTAACCGAATCATCTTCAAGTTAGCTGACGCAGAAAAGAATCTTGATGGTGAATTTGTTTGTAATGGAGTTCAGATCTTTGCACCTTATATTACACCAATAGCACCAGGAGCATATGAAGGACCGAGTTTAGTTGTTAAACCATTAGTTCAGGAACTTCATATTGTTGAGGATCTCTTTGTTCTACCAGATGGGGCTTTCTATAATTGGAAGGGTTCTATTGATTGGATGCTTTACAAGCGTAGTTTAGACGGACAATCAATCGAATCATTATTGAAACAACGACATGATGCTGGAAGTAGAGCCGTTGCTACGTTAATGCAAGCAGAGTTCATTGAACATTTCAATCCAGCAGAATACGGCCAAGCTTACTTCGATCATATCATTCCATTTGCACAGGCTATATTGAATGCAGGAATGTATTGGATGCCAGTTGTTTATGCTGATGAACAAGTTATTAAATCTGGTCATGACTTTGTATACAAACTAGGTGAAATCTTTCATGATTATTACTGGATTGTTCCAAGTCTTGGTAATGAATACAATAAGAATGGATTTGAACCAGGTAACTTTACCCGTCCTAATACAAATAACTTGTGGTCAAGAGGAAGTCAAGTAGGAGATACTCAGCCGTATTATCCAAGTTGGGATTGGAAAGAATGGCATGGTAGGCGTGATTGGCCTAAAGTATTATTCTCTAATGATGATGCTTGGTATGTCAAAGAAGGAATCAATGGTGAAGGTGTCCAGTTAGACAAACGAGCACCTTGTATCGTTACTGAACCAATCGGATTCTGGAATCAGAATGTTCCTAACCGCCGTAGTAATGATCCTAATCTTGCTAGGGTTATTGGCGGTACTAGCGTATATTTTGCTCGTGGAGCTAATTTCATGTCTGAGGCTGGATTAAGATGTGATATGTGGGATTCAATTACTTATGATTGTGCAGTTCAATTCTTCAAAGCGATCAATCAATGACATCAACGACTACAGGTTGGACGGTATTCCTAGCTGCAATTGGAATGCTCTTAGGTACATTAGCAGTAGATATTACTGCACTAATGAATTGGAGTGAAGTTTTCAAGCCATTATTTATTGGTACAATGTTTGGTCACATTGCGGCTGTGATTGCAGCATTTGTCGGTGGTAAGTTAATTCCTCCTGATCGTGATCCTACAATGAGAACGAGACAAGGTGAATAATGACATTTCTAGCTAAACTTGGAAGCATCTTACTTAAAGCTACACAGATTGTAACTGGAATTGCACCTTTCATCCCTGCTGCACAGCAAGGTACTTATCAGATTGTTAGTAGAGATTTAGAACAAGTTAGTCAAATTATTGTTCAGGCTGAGTTATTTGGTCAGGCACTTGGTATTAAAGGACCAGATAAACTTAAAGCTGCAACTCCAGCCGTTGCCCAAATCATTTTACAGAGTAGCATCTTAGCGAATCACAAGATCAACGATACAGCATTATTCCAGCAAGGATGTAACAAGATTGCAGATGGTATGGCTGATGTTCTCAATTCACTTCACGATAACGTAGAAGCGGATAATAAAGCGTGAAGATCATTGCTCGTTTCATTGATGAAGAAGGTCATACAGTTGCTAAGGGAACTGGTAAAGACTGGGAACGAGCATTGGATAAAGCATACACTAAAGTAATGAAAGTTGAAACTAAGAAGCGTGGTTTCATTCAATTTGAGTTTAAGAAATAATGCTAATAGTTGTTCGGCATGGAAGCACTAAAATGAATGGTGATGGTGAGAAGATGAGGGGATGGTTGCCATTACCATTGAGTAACGAAGGAAAGAATGAAATTGAGAATACGGCTAGTGTTCTAGATAGAATGAAGGTTGGTAACTTAGTTAGTAAAGCTTATACATCTGATCTACCAAGAGCAATTGAAACTAGTAAGATTATATCTCCAGTTGTAGATGATAAGAAGTTTGAACGCACTAATAAGTTAAGAGATTGGAATGTCGGTGATTATACTGGTAAGAGTGTCAAAGCTAATCTAAACGAGATTCATCATTACTTAGAAGAACCAGACAAAGTGATACCAGGTGGAGAGAGTTATAATCAATTCTATGATAGAGTAGCTCCATTTGTTAAATCATTAGTTGAAGATGATGATACTCATATCGCTGTGACTCATAATCGAATTCTCACATTGATTGATGCACTTGCAAAGAATAAAGGAACTTCACCAGATTTAAAGACACTGAAGGAAAAAGGTCCAGTAAGTCCTGGTGGAATAGTAATGATTGATCCTGATTGGAATGTTGTTGACAAGATTGATGTGAATGGATAGAGATGCCATTTAATCTAGCTAACGAATGGAAACCTACAAAGAAACAGGCTGCATTTTTGTCTGTTCCATTTTCTATTCGTGAAGCATTATATGGTGGTGGTGCTGGATCTGCAAAGACAGAAGTAATTCTCATGTTTCCTGTTGTACATGGGTTTCACGAAAACTCACGATACAAACAGTTAATCATGAGAGGAACTACGAAGCAGATTAAGAAGGAAATTCTTCCGAGGTCTTATGAAATTTATCCTAAATTCGGAGCCATCTTCAACGAATCAGATATGCTCTGGACATTCCCGAGACTTGATCAATTCGGTAGTGGAGCTAAACCAACAGGTGCTAGAGTCTATTTGGGACATTGCGAAAACGAGCAGGATGTTCATATCTATGATGGGATGGAAATTAATGTTTACTCTCCAGATGAGATTACTTCGCTCACTTATTCTAAATACTCTTATATTGGTTTTACTCGTGTTAGGAGCAGTGATCCTCTATTACCAGCCGTAATTAGAGCGGGAGGAATGCCAGGTGATGTTGGACATTCTTGGGTAAAGAAACGATTTGTTGATCCATATCCTACTGGTGGCAAGCGAATAATCGGTAAAGGTGGCAACAGTCGAATTTATATTCACGCTACACAAGCTGATAATCCTCACATTGATCCTAATTATCGTGCTGGATTAGAATTACTTCCAGAAGCAGAGAAGCAAGCTAAACTCTATGGAAATTGGGAAGCATATCTAGGACAAGTATTTGAAGAATTCCGTGATGTTCATTATGTTGATGAACCAGCTAATGCATTACATGTAGTTAAACCATTTCTTATTCCTAATTGGTGGCCACGAATTTGTGCAATTGATTGGGGATATTCAGCAATGTGCTCTATTGGTTGGGGAGCAATATCACCAAATAAGAAGTTATATGTATATAGGCACCAACACTTTACGGGCAGAAAGATTGAGGAATGGGCGCCGTCTGTCAGAATGTTCATCGACAAAGAACAGCCAAGTGATATTGTCATTTGTCATAGTGCTAATCAGCATCGCGGTGATCCTCACACTATTCTAGAACAAGTAAGTGAAGCACTTGGAGTTGGAATACGGCTAGGTGAAAAGAACAGACTTGCTGGTAAGATGTTGTTGCATGAATATCTTAGATGGCAACAGAAGCCTCAATTAACGGCTGAACAGTCAGGTGAGTTTGATAATGAGATTGCTCAGTGGTTACTACGTAATAGAAGTCGTAAAGAGTACGAACAGTATCTAGCAGTATATAATAAGATTAATGAGATTGAAGATATTCCTCGTGTTCAGTTCTTCGATAGTCCTGATGTAAAACTTGTATGTGATGCAATTAAAGCTTGTGTGTACGAGAATGAAGGATCTGATGGTAAGAAGAAGGAAGATGTAAAAGAATTCAATGGAGATGATCCTTATGACATGGTTAGGATGCTGTTACATTCTGCCGATCAGTTCTTTGGTGTGGCTAGTGATAAGGCAAAGCAGCTTGAAGCTACTAATGATGTCATTACACGATTAAATGAAACAGGTGACGTAACTCAGTTCTATCGTAATATGCGCAAGTTAGAATCGGAAGAGATTCAACAACCAATATCTAGATATCATCGTGGAAGTTCTAGGTCATATCATGCTTAATATTAAACAGAAGAGATTTTTATCAAATTTAAAGGCTGATATTACAAATATTATTCTGTATAGAATGATTTTAATTCAGGATGATTATTTTGTATATAGTATGAGCAATTGGTTAAATGAGAGATTTGCACGAGAAGTTAAGAAATGGAACTAGTTAAATTAGTCTTTGAGTCTCTAGCAAAGTCGTTAATTCGATTCTTCGATAATCGCTTCGTTGTGAATAACGATGTTGAGTGGTATCGAATGGAGTTGGATAAACAACGGCTGGAGACTCAAAGGATTATTAACTTCATCATCACACCTAAAACTATTGAACGACTCGAAGAGTCGAATGAAGATTTCGTTCCATTGAATAATAGTAGTTATAAACCTTGGCATCTTAAGAAACAAGAGCTTGAACTCGCAAGTTTGAATAGAGCTAGAGAGTTAGCAAAGGTTGCAAGACAATCTATTGAGAATTCTAAGACGACCGAACAGTTAGAGAATGAATTGCTGAATGGAACTGAATAATGGCATTAATGGATCAGCAATCTAATAATCCATACGATCAGACAATCAATAAGAATCAGTATTTGACTGGTGATCCTAATACCCAGAATAATGCAAATACTGTTTGGATGAATCCTTCACAAGGTTCTAATACTACTGGAATATCTGGTAGTGGTGGATATAATAATGTTAGTCAGATGCAACCCAATCCTCCAAGTCAAGTAAGTAATGGAACAATGTTAGGATCTATTGCAGCAGGTAATGTTAGTCAACAAGCACCTCCAGGTTTTGATCAATCTAAATGGAATGATCCTAATAAGCATGATCCTAAATATGATGTAGGTCGTATCTTATCTAAATATCCATCTAGTACCGAAGGTCTGCAAGCTGCAATGCAGGAATTAGGTCCATTAGGTTATAGGATGAGTGGTAAGGATAGTATTATTGGACCTGATGGTATTCCTATTGATGTTGGTTTCGCATTTGGTTCTGGTCAAGGATCTCACTGGCAATGGAATCCTAATGACCCTAATTCTATGAATCAGAGTGCTAGTGGATCAATGTTAGGTAATCAAACTGGTAATCAGAATCAGATGCAGAATATGATCTGGCAAGCTATTCAAGCTCAAAGATCTAATGCAATGAATCAACAGTTTAATCCTTCTGGTGGACAGTTACAGTTTCCAATGGGACAGTCTGGTCCGAATCAGTTATCTCTATCTAGTGCTGGTGATCCATCTAGTGCTGGTGATTTTATACCAACAGCTCAACGTCAGCCGTATTCACCACCCACAGGTGGAATTAGTGGATATGCTAATAATGGTCTAGTAACTCCACCGATGTTTGCTAATCAGCCACAGTTTAGTTCGATGCTTGGATTGAATTTAGGTAACAATTATGATCCACGAGTAATGACTCAATATGGAGTAGCTCAGTAATGCCCAACAAGATTAAATCAGCTAAACAGTTTAGATTCATGCAAGCTGCAGCTCATGGTGGATTAAAGAATTCAGTTGGTCCATCACCTAAAGTTGCGGCTAAGATGTTATCTGAAGAACCAAAGAAGAAGATGAGTAAGTTTGCTAAGATGAAAAGAGTTTCATGAGGATTGCAACGCATATCCATGCAACCTGTCCGGAATGTGGATTTAGAGTTAGTGCAATAACATTTTGGTCATTGCTTCAATGTATTTGTGATCATTTAGATATTGTTCATCATCTCTATGTAAGACATCTGGAAGCAAATGAAAAAGTTTGACAGTTTAGAGTTAAGCGACGAAGAAATCAACGCTATTAGAACAATAGCTGATGATTTCGAGAATGAGGATCGTCCTGTTCGCGAACGTCAGATTCGTGATTGGAAACGTCTAGAATTAATGTGGGCTGGATTTAATAATTTCTATTGGGATTATGTAGCACATGATTGGCGTATTTGGGGTGGTGGTTCTTTTGATGGAGCTGGTGATGACAATGAGGCAGGATACTACGATAAGAACATTAACGTCTTTCGAGCTTACCTTGAAACAATTATCGCTGCACTTTCAACTACAGTACCGCCCATCAAATGTATCCCAGATGATGCAGACAACGTCAATGATGTACTTACTGCCAAAGGCGGAACAAAAATCGCAGCGTTGATTTATAACCATATCGATGCACCATTACTTTGGGTAAGGATGTTGTGGATTCTATCACTTCAAGGAATGGTCGCTGCATATAATTATACTGATGAAGATGAAAAATACGGCTCTGTTGACATTCGAGAATCACATGATGAATTAGTAGATGGTACTCAGTCAGTATGTCCAAATTGTGGTACTGTCTTAATGGAACAGGAATTACAACAGAGTCATGAAATTGCAGATCAAGAAAAAGATGAATTCGATCCTGGTGATGACGATGTCGTATTACACGATCTACTAAATAATAATAAATTACTTTGTCCTCAATGTCAGATTGAAGTAGATCCAGAATTACGTAAAGATAAGATCGTTATTACTAGATTGACTGGTGTAACAAGACAACCAAAGACTAGACAGAAACTTGAAGTCAATGGTGGATTATTTGTTAAGATTCCTAACTGGGCTAGAACTCAGGATGAATGCACTTATCTAAGTTATAACTACGAAACACATTATACTAATATCTACGAAGAACATCCTGAACTTCGAGATATTATGAGTGATAATAATACTACTGATACCAAGATTACGTCTGAAGATGGCAATCAATTATATGAACGGTGGGGTCGTCTCAGTCCTCAATATCGTGGAGAATATCCACTAAATACACCAACCTGTAGAAACTGGTGGTTAAGACCTGCGGCTTTTAATTCAGTGCGTGACGATAAACTGATGAAGAAATTAAAGAAGAAATTTCCTGATGGTTGTTATGCACTATTTGTGAATGATACATTCGTCAAGGCTTGCAATCAGAGTTTAGATGATCATTGGACTTTGATGCTTAATCCAATGACTAATTATGTTCACTATGATGCACTAGGAACTTTAGTAACTGCGGTTCAGGAGATTACAGTTAATCTTGTTTCGCTTGAACTACAGTGTATTGAACATAGTATCCCACAGACATTCTTTAATCCTAAGTTCTTGAATGCTGAACAATATCGTAATACTGAAGTAGCGCCAGGATCTATGTACCCGACAAAGACCGTCGGGGAGAATCGAAATATTAGTGATGGATTTCATACGCTGCAAACTGCTACAGTTAGTCCTGAACTTGCTCCTTTTGGTGCTAAAATTAATGAGATGGGTCAATTTGTTAGTGGAGCATTACCTCAAGTATGGGGTGGTTCATCTGGCGGATCTTCCAGGACAGCATCACAATATGCGATGCAACGAAATGGCTCGCAGCAAAGACTAGCTAATCTTAGTGGCAGAGATATAAAGTTCTTTTGGAAGAACATAATGGCTAAGATGATTCCAGCATATATTAAAGATATGTTGGATGATGAGCGTTATGTTGAAGAACAGGGTGAGAATAACTTTGTCAATATTCTCATCAAGAAATCTCAAATGGAAGGTAAGATTGGTGATGTTAAACTTGAAGCACCTGAAGGACTTCCAGCAACATTAGAGCAGATGAAAGATACAGTAATGCAATTACTTCAGACTAACAATCCTGAAATATTGAGTGCGATTGGTAGTCCTGAGAATATGCCTATTTTGGCTGAGGTAATTGGATTAGAGGATTTCACAGTTCCAGGACAAGCTGATAGAGAGAAACAGTTTGAGGAGATTGGATTGCTATTAATGAGCGGAGCAATTCCAAGTCCTGATCCTATGACTGGTCAAATGACAGAAGTTAGTAGTATTCAACCAGAACTAACAGTTGATAATCATCAAATTGAAGCAGAGATTTGTAGAAATTGGTTAGTAGGTGAAAAGGGTCGCCAGGCTAAAACTGATAATCCTAACGGATATAAGAATATATTACTTCACTTACAAGCTCATATGCAAATGATGCAACAGTTACAGAATCCTAATCCGAATCCTCAACAGTCACAGCAACCACCACAGGGTAATACGGTGCAGCCTCAAGGTGGTAATGTAATCCCAATGCGCCCTGCATTACAGAGATAATTATGAATCCTGATAAGATGTTGAATTTCCAGCCGTATTTCGCGCCAGTTGATACTGAATCGGCACCAGTCGGTAAGTTAACGGCTGATAATATCGTTGATGAACTTGGAAAAGATGATAGTCCAGACGATGATAAGAAATCTGATTTTGATTTTTCTCTTTTAGCTGATGACGATGATGACAAAGATTCATCGGGTGATGTTGATGTTGATAAGGATTTAGATGATGCAACAGAAACTGATGATGAACCTGATGATGATAAAGAATCGGAAGAAGAATTAAAACTTGGTGAAGAAGATGAAGATGAATTAGAACTAGCTAAGATTCCTAAGAGACAAGAGATTAAGAAAGCATTTCCTGATCTATTTAAGAAATTTCCAGCTCTTGAACATGCACTTTATCGTGAACAGCAGTATGCAGAGATTTATCCATCCATTAAGGATGCGAAAGAGTCAAGAGCTGCATTAGATGAATTTAACCAATTTCAGAATGATTTGCTTGGTGGAAATATTGAACCAGTTCTGAAATCGGTAAAAGCAACTAATCCAAAAGCATTTGATAAGATTGCAACGAATCTTCTTGATAGTTTAGTTCGTACTGATCCTAATGCACATCTTGAGATTACTCGGCAAGTTTCTAAAGGTGTTCTGAATTATCTTCACACAGCGGCTGGTATTGCACTTAAACGTAATCCAGAAGATAAACACGCTGAACAGATTCAGATTGCAACCGAACTTATTCATAATGATTTATTTAATACGCGTGAAGTAACTCCAGATGTTCGTCAGC